ACGTGAGCTTTTCCTCGTTGCGTAGAATTTTTCGCTGATTTTCGGGTCTTTTCTTTTCATTTTTGCTTTACAGTGCCATAAAAGCTATTCTTATACTTCATAAGGGTTTCTTCTACTTCGTCCCAAATCCAAACCCTCTCACCATCGTCCTCAAAAACTTTACCGTGTGATTTAGGGCCATCCAACTTCATCTGAGAGTAATTGTTTTTGAAAGTAGGAACGTATAAATCTGGGCGTTCTTTATCGCTGCATAAACGCTCCATCATGTTCAAAGTAGCCTCTCCTGCAATGTCCACAGACATAAAATATGCTTTTATGATTTTATGGTTATATTGGTTAGGTTTTAATGCCCACATAGGTATACGCTGCACAGCTTTACCATAAAAATCTTTTTCATCAGTGTCTATTGGTCTTGTTACCTTTGGTGTATATTCCTTTGATGCACTTTCAAAAGTCTTGGCAATATACCAACGAAGGCACGATTCAGCAGCCTCGTCTGATGTTTCACCGGAAAGATTAAGTGCCATATTAAATTTATCATATACATCTGCATCTATATTGAATGAAATGTTCTTCTTCATCAAATTGCCTCCGTTCACATAAAATTACACATCTTAAATTATACTGCAAATTAGTAGATTTGTCAATACTAATAGACTAATCCACTAAGCATCAATAATAAAAGCACCTCGGTATCTATGTATCAATACCGAGGTGCGTATTTTATATTGTATCATCTTCTCACATCTACGCGTGTGCCGGACTTAAACTCCACTGTGACCTTTTCTTCGTAGACCGTTATTTTCTCAATCAGCCTGCGAACTAACTGCTCATCGTATTCGGTGATTTCCTGCGTCTGCTCCGAAAGGAACTGCTGCATCTCACTGATTCGCTGTTTCATCCCTTCACGCTCGGCGTTGTCTACCAACGCATTCTGTTTTATTTCTCGAAGGTGGTAAATCTCATCTGCGATGCTGTCATAGTTGCCTTTGGCGTTGGCAACCTTTAGAAGTTCCTTCTGTAACTGCTCTAAACGGCTGTCAATCTCATCAAGTGGAATGCCATCTGCTCCGGTAAGCACTGCCTCTACATTTTTCTGTAAGGTTTCGCTCATCGACTCCTTTTTGCCGAGTGCCATATTTATGGCTCTGACCGTGAGGTTTTGAAGTTCCGACTCTTGAATGGTATCTGCATCGCAGGCTCCCGGACCGTGTTCCACCCTGGTGCAGCAACGCCACACGATGGAATGTTTACCCCTATTGTTCCATGCAATTCTACGGTAAATATCTCCGCACTTGGAACAGTACACGATACTGGAAAGTGCGTACTTGCTGCTATAAACACGCTTTTTTCGGTCTTGCCCGCTGTGGAGATTGGCTCGTCTAATCATTTCTTCCTGCACCTGCATATAAAGGTCACGGGGGATAATGGCTTCGTGGCTGTTTTCCACATAATACTGTGGAACCAAGCCATTATTCGGCACACGTTTCTTTTCAAGGAAATCTACCGTGTAAGTCTTCTGAAGGAGTGCATCACCGATATATTTTTCGTTCTTTAGGATTTTCTGCAATGTTTCCGGTCGCCATTTCTTTTTCCCGGCACCCGTAAGAATACCGTCAGCCTCCAATCCTCTGCCAATCTGCTGCAAACTTGCGCCCTCAAGGTACTCTCTGTAAATGCGTTTGACCACTACCGCTTCATCGGGTTCAACAATCAGCTGCCCCTTTTCATCCTTAGTAAAACCAAGGAAACGGTTGTGGTTTACGGTCATTTGCCCCTGTTGGTATCGATACTGGAATCCCAACTTCACGTTCTGGGAGAGGGACTGGCTTTCCTGCTGTGCAAGGCTCGCCATAATAGTAAGCAGAACCTCGCCCTTGGCATCCATCGTATTGATGTTTTCTTTCTCGAAATACACGGGAATGTTCTTTTCTTTAAGCTGTCGGATGTATTTCAAGCAGTCCAGAGTATTTCGGGCAAAACGGCTGATGGACTTGGTAATTATCATGTCAATTCTACCCGCCATAGCCTCGTCAATCATACGATTGAACTCCTCACGCTTTTTGGTGTTAGTGCCTGTTATACCATCGTCAGCAAATATTCCGGCAAACTCCCATTCAGGGTTTTTCTTAATAAAATCGGTGTAATGCTCCACCTGTGCCTCATAACTGGTGGCCTGTTCATCACTATCCGTGGAAACACGGCAGTATGCAGCAACCTTTAGTTTTGGCTTTTCTTCTTTGTTTACGGTATTGCCGACACGTCTTCGTGCCGGAATTACGGTTATATTCTTAGTTACCTCCATTCATTTCCACCTCGCTTTCTATCAAACTGTAGACGTATTCTGACTGTCTGAATGGATTTTCAAATTGTTGTATCTGCTTTCCCATCGTAAAATGTAGGGGAGCAAAGGGCGTTTCCTTAACTTTCAATTCTCTGACCCTGCCAAGCTGATTTGCTCTCGATTGACGTTCTTCTTCCGCCTTATCGAACAGCTCCTGATCTATGATGGCAGGATAATAATCATCCCCAAGGTAATGGGTATTTCGGAGCATTCGTCCGGCACTGCCGTGGAATATCTTCAAACCTACCATTTCGGCAGCCACCTTCAGTGCTTTGCCGGAAATATACTCTTTGAAGAAAGTTCTGACCTGTTCTGCCTGGATTTCATCCACCACAGCCTTGCCATCCTCTATGCGATATCCATAGGGAATATGTGCTGTCATTTACATCACCAACCTTTCAGTTAAATTCAGACCACTTTTCAAGTGGAACACAATTCGCTCCCTTGTTTCCACCGTAATGCTCTCCACAAAGGCAAGGAACGTATCATCCAAAAATTCGATTAACATCTCACCCTTGGAGGTAAAGGCCATCAGTTTTTGCAGTTCCTTGATTTTGACCTTATCTCCGCCCACGGAAGTCATCAACTGCTCCTTTTCCTGTCGCAACTGTTGTTCTTCCACCACAAGGGCATTATTTTCTTTATTGAAAACCGCGGGTTCCAGGAACCCTGCTGCCATTAGGCTTGTAAGGGTCTGCTTTCGGTCGGTATTCTCCTCCATGCGAGTTTCCAGTTCTTGTATTCGGAGCAATCTGTCCTTATCGTCCATCCCACGCAAGGTTCGCAGGAGTGGTTTCAGCACGGCATTGTGACCGTAGACCAGCTTATTCATCATAGTAAGGAAAGCCAGTTTTATGCCCTCGTCGGAAATGTATAGCATAGAACAATCTTCTTTGCTTTCCAGGTGTGTTCCGCAAGTCCAAGCCACATAATCTCCGCTTGGTTTATAATGCTGCCTACGCTTGAAAGTAGCACCGCACTCTCCACACTTGATTTTGCCGGAGAAACAATATCTGTTCTGATATCTGTAAGTGTCAGTGCCGTTGCCTTTTTCCATCGCCCTTTGGTCGAGAACTGCACGAACCCTATCAAAATCCTCGTGGCTGATAATCGGCTCATGGTGGTTTTGGCAAAGGAAACGGTCACGCTCACCGTAATTGATATGGCGATTAAAACTGCTGTCACTGTAGGTTTTTTGAAAAATCACATCGCCCGTATACTTCTCGTTGGTAAGAATGGCGTTTACGGCTCCCGCACCCCACTTGCCATTCTTTTTTGTTTTAAGACCTCTGGCATTCAGTTCCTTTGCAATGGCGTGCGTACCTTTACCCGCAAGGCAGGCTGCAAAAATCTCTTTTACAACCTCTGCCTGCTCCGGCACAATAACCATTGTGCCGTTATCGTTGTCATATCCGTAGGGTGGATAGGCAATGATGAAAGTACCGTTCTGAAAGCGTCTTTGAACCGACCATTTGCTGTTTTCGGAAATGGACACTGATTCGCTTTCCGCCAAACTACTCAAGATGGAAAGCATCAGTTCACTCTCCATCGAACCCGTGTTAATATTCTCCTTTTCAAAGAAAATGGAAATACCCAGATCTGTCAGTTTTCGCACCATCTCCAGGCAGTCCGTAGTGTTACGGGCAAAACGGCTTATGGACTTGGTTATGATAAACTCAATCTTCCCATCCTCGCAGTCTGCAATCATAGAAAGAAGTCCGGCACGGACATCCTTCTTCGTGCCTGTGATACCTTCGTCATAGTAAAGACCTACATATTCCCATTCATCATTGGAACGAATGTAACTTTCATAATGGGCCTTTTGTGCCTCATGGCTGATAAGCTGCTCATCACTTGCCGTAGATACACGGCAGTAGGCAGCTACCTTTAATTTTTTCTTTTGAACCAGGGTTTCGTTTACCCCGATTTTTGTTATCCTTTTCATCAACTCACCTCGCTTTTTTGGTAGTGACATATTCCCGTACTATTGCGGAAATATCAAGTCATTTAGCCCATAATCTCCGCCAAAAAAGGGGAGAAAGTTTTCCGATTATAAGCCGATATTTTGTGGAATTCATCCACGGAAATCATGCCGAACATAAACATGGTTTCAAGCATCTGCTGTGCCCTGTAATAGTCAAATTCACGCTGCAATTCCTCCTGTGTAATTTCGTGTGCCACGGCATTCGGTATCTTAAAATTCTCAATTTGTCTTACTTCCATATCGATTTCTCCAATCTGGGGGAACGGTGGAAATGTTCCCCTCTGCCTATAAGCGAAAAGACAGGATAAATCGAACCCCCAAATAGGCAAAAAAATAACGCCCTTCAAGGAAAAATCCTCAAAGGGCATCATCTTAGTTCGGAATCTTGAGTTTCCAACCGCTGTAAATCACATTGGAAGTCAGTCCGTTTAGTTTCTTGATTTCGGTGTATCTGCTGCCTTTGCCGAGATACTGCACGGCAATATCCCAAAGGGTGTCGCCCTTGACCACCGTGTGAACACGATAATCCGGCTCGGCTGTGCTATCCGCAGGATAGATGGTTGTACCATCATTGGCAAAAACAAAAGTGCCGGGGTTCTTATCTGCCGCCGCCTTCGCATTGGAGAGGATACGGTAAGCACCTACCTGGGACTTGCTGTCCTTCCAATCCTTACGCACACGGTAATAACCTGTGGTCAGCTTTTCGGGATAAGTCACCGTAGACTCTGCAGGAGTTTCATCCTTCTCCTCATCGGCTGTCGCCAGGAGTGCCTTTACCTCTGCACGGAAGGTATCCATGCTCTTGCCATGTTTCGGAAACCAGTGCATCACATCGCCGTGGTTGGATGCGATGCCCTGTTTGTAGCCTTCGGAGTGGCAGATAATATTCTGCTCGGTCAAGCCGTACTCCTTGCAAAGATGCGCACAAAGTTCAACGGCCTCACGGTACACCTTCTTAAAATAGGCATAATCCGTAAGACCGTCCTCGCAGATTTCAAATCCGATATGAGTGTTGTTTGCACTGCCCCCGGCGTGCCATCCACGATGATTCCAAGGGAGCGTCTGATAAGTAGCAATCGTGCCGTCAGCCAACTTGCCGATAAAAGCATGAACGCAGACCTCTCTGCCACCGGGATGGTAGGTATTCCAATGATTACCGTACTGGTTCTTGCCAAGCAGACCATCATCAGGACCCACATAACGCTTTAAGTTGGGGTTATTGGCACCCGTGGAATGTACCATGATGCCTTTGACTGTGATTTTCTTACCTGCCTTGTAGCAGGCATTTTCCGTTAAAATAAGTTTGCGTAAATTCATATTATTTGCCCTCGCTTTCCTTATTGTCGCGGTCATGGAGTTGCTCCAGAATATCCTTCATCTTCTCCGGAATCGGCAAGCCAAGGTGGGATGCATTTTCCAAAAGGCTTACGCCTTCATTGGAGATATAGAAGAAAATAACCGCCGTTCTGAGTACACTGCCGTCACCGATGACATTGGCATCCAAGACGTGTGCGATTCCTACCATCGCAAAAATCAACACTTTTCGACAGATGCCCTTAAACCCGACCGAACTGGAAAGGTTCTTGTCCACAACGGCACACATGACTCCCGTGATGTAATCCACAACCACGAAAACAATCAGTGCGTAAAGCAGACCGTCAAACCCACCGAGAAACCAACCGAGCCAACCACCGATGGCAGCAAAGATGATTTGAATGGCGTTCCATAAATCCTTCATAGTAAAATCCTCACTTTCATAAATTTTTGTATGCAAAAAGGGCACCCACCACATGGCAGATACCCCTTAAAGCCGTTACTCAGTTCGTTTAGGCAGCCACTCCCAGACTCGCATATCCTCCTGCCCAAGGGACCACATACACATCCCTCGCAGTTTCCATCGGTATGCTGCTTGATTCGCCCAATAGATCAGGCTGTCCACATCCTGGTAATACAGAATGGAAAAGCCATCCGAGTCCCCAAGGAACAATCGTGAAATCCAAATGTTGATGTCCCTTGGGATGATTTTTGCCGTGTAATCATTCCCACACTCAAGCGGCATGATGTGAGAATGATAAAATTCATAGTCCAGGGAGATGCTTTCGCTTCTGGTGGACGATTCTTCCACATCGGAAGTCAGCGTGAACACCTGGAACTCCTCATCCCATGTGCAGTTGCTACGCTCAATCCTGCCAAAGGAAGTCTCCGTTCCGTCCGGCATTACCACATCGAACCGTTCATACGGCTCATACGTCCAGGCATCACCCAGACGGAGCAATTGGCAGTTGATTGGGTTATCGGAACGGATGCCTGCATAACCACTGCCACTGCTGACCGTTGCTGTGAATCGGAGCGTATTGGATGCAGAGGAATAAACCCTTACGGTATTCCCACGCTTTCGCATTTCGATGGTGTAAACATTGGGATTGGTACGTAGGTCGGCATCGGCTGTCTTGGAAAAGTCCGTAGCATAACTGCCTTTCAGCGTTGACCCCTCATACAGTTGGATGCACTGGCTGTCATAATTGAAACAGCAGAACAGAGAACCGAGGAACACACCCGCTTTGCCGCCACCATCTTCCGGGAAGATAATCTGCGCCTTCAGATGAATATCGGAAAAGCCGTTATAGTTCCACGCAAGCTGACCGTAACCCTCGAGCTGTGAGTAAGGTCTGCTTGTATCTCCGTAGGGCAAATCCTCCTGCCACACATCCCATTCTCCGGAGAGAACCGTCCAGTAGCTTTCTGGGATTTTCTCTTCGTCACGGAAATCCTCATACCAAACAAGTGCAGAGTCAGGCTTTCTTCGTAGCATCTCAAGTGTCAACTTAAAGCCTGTGGCGGGACCTACCATATCACCATTTATATCCTTGAACTTCCTTGGAGCAAGGGTGTATTCCGCTTGCCCTGCGGTGGGTGCTTCAGAGAAATCGGTGCAGACACGGAAACCATAGAACTGCACACCGTTGACACCAACCGAAATGGTCAGCGTATGCTCTCCGGCAGAAAGGCTCACGCCCTTGGCAAGTGTCGCCCAGAAGGCAGTTCTCCAATATGGCCACCAAAGCCTGTCCTCTGAAAAGTGAACTGTGCTGCCGTCCAAAGATGCGTAGATGCTGTTTTTATCCCAAAACGGATAACACAGGCGAATGGCAACATCGTAAGTTCCTGCCTCATCAATGGTAAAGTTATAAGTGGCAGTGCCTTCATCACCGAGCGTTACCAAAGTTTCCGATACAGAAACCACACCACCGTAACTGTCCGGCTCGGCATCGTGGTCGATGATAATATCCCCAAATTCCGTCTTTTGTTGCTTGGCATAGGCGGTCAGATACCTTCTTCGGTTGTAGGTTTCCGACATCTGCGGATATTCCTTATAAACGGCATCTCTACCTTCCATATAATCGTAAACATGAGGCAATGCCCACGGTCCCATATCATAGTCATCCCAATAGGAAACAATAGGGATGAAAGGCTGCGGAGGTGAATCATCCGTAAAGTTATACAGACCCTGCATCCAGTATTTCGCAGCATAATAGGTATGGGAAGTTCCACGATAATACTTACCGAGGTTCTCCGGTGTATCATAAATCTGCCAGTTCCAACCGTAGGCAGGCATACCGAGGAACACCTTGTCGGGATTCATCACCTTTGTGGCATAATCGTAAATGCCCTCAAGCCAACTCCTCGGAGAAACAGGACCCGGAGCAGAACCCGCCCAAGCCATGCCGTAACTCATGATGGAGGCCGTATCGCAATATTTATCCAGATCACCGTACACGCACCAGTTCTCACCACCGACCGAGCCGTTGACTGATGTCATACCGGGAAGGCAGATGTTCATCTCTTTGGTGGAATCATAGGCTTTTACGGTTTCATAGATGTGCTTGAACATGGCCGTGGACGCTTCATGGGTGGAATAGCCATCGCCTTTTTCCAGGTCGATATCCACACCACTGCACCACGGATATTTCTCCATGATACGGATGAGTTCCGAGCAGAAGGTGTCCTGTGCGCCATCCGTGTTATCACGCAGGGCTTTGAAGATGCTGTTCGCACCGTCATTGGCAACGGTTAGCAGCCAACGGATGTGTGGCCATTTTTCAATGTAGGTCAGCATATTGCTGATAGCCACACCGCTTTCGGTAATCGTTCCCGTGGCATCCACCTTGAAAGAAAAAAGGCCGACGGTGTCGATACGGTCACCGTAATCACGGAGTGCCTCATACATACGGGCATTGCCCATGAACGTCCACACCATGATTCGTTTGCCTTTTAATTTATCCCTCAAATCGACACACCTCCATCCGTCATCTGTTGCAACTCAAAAAGCACCCTGGCTGACTTACCATCCTCCAAGGTTACTTTGTGCTTGGAATCCCAAGCAGCACTGTATTGATAAAAACCTTCTTTTGGCTCGGTTACACCGTTCCTCGTGCATTCTCTTACAGATGCAAGCAGGGCCAAATCATCCTCCGCAGATAATGCGTTGGGGAATGTGACCTTTTGTCCGCACACACCCTGGGCAAGCTGCACCGAGCCTGCCGCCATATCGGATTTGGGATAGATATGGACGTCAAGACCACCGGAGGTATCGCCAACATTGCAGATAATGACTGTTTCTTTGGAACGAACTACACCGTTGAACCAAACCTTGTCACCCTCCACAAGTCTTCTCTCGGTATGTGGTACATAGCCAGTCAGTGCCGGTCCCTCTTGCAGCATAAGGTCGGTAAACCAAATCGTGCCGGAGCAGTTGGTAAGGGTAGGTTTTACCGTTACGCTCACAACACGCATATCCTGTTTCTTGTTTATGACCTCTGCCAGTCGGATAAAAACGGGATTAGCCATCAAGCACCCACTTCATCTCGCAGGGATGACCTACCCATCCCGTGGCTACAGAACCCGGCTGCAGCAAAAGGTCTGTGATATATAAAGTGCCTGTGCAGTTGGTAATGCACACGCGCACCGTAATGGATTTGACCTTGGAGGAATATCCGCTTGGAGTTATTTTCTCCGAGGTTTTAGAAAAATAAGCCATAAGCACCTCCATCAGTACAAATCAATAAATCTTGTTTCTATGCTGCCGTCCTCGTATTCAATGACCACCTCAATGCCGACCTGGGCATCATCGGAAAGTTTCTTCAACTCCTCCGAGGCAATCTGTGCCGACAGTGTATAACTGCTACGGTTGGACGGATACACAGTCTGGGCAAGACTTAAGGTCATGCCTTCCACACCCACAGCCTTAAAGGACGCCGTGCCGGATGCACCGTTTTCTCCATCAGCCTCAAAGCCAGAACTGACCCAATAGGCAAGACCGTCATCGGCACGGGAGTTTCGCAGATGATTGAACGGAACAAGTTCACGGATATCGTTGTTGGATACCATTCCTGTACCTTCCAAGGCATCGGCAATGGTATCAATGGAACTGACCGAACTGCCGAGGTTTTTCAGCGTGGTGGAAAGTTCCAACACCGTGTTCCAAGGCTCCTGCAGATTGTATTCACGGCGCACGATACGGGTGGTAACGGAAAGTCCCAAATCCTTATCTTCCACACGGACATAATCGCCAAGGTTCCACGCTTCATGCTCATAGCCTGTCAGCACGGACAAGTCCATTGCATTCAGCACATAGGAAACGGAAGGCTTGCAGTATTCCGCAAGACGGGTAGCCGTGTATTCCTTCATCTGATACGGATTGGTAAAGGAAGAACAGTCCAAAGTGGTAATACGCACTTCCTTGGAGTAAGTGAAATCCTCAAGGTAAGGCTTACCACCGTTGATGTCAGCAAAGGTCATGCCGTTGGCACCGACCGCATAAAGCCTTGTTACAAGGGAGCGGGTGTCCACCACACGCTCGATGCTTTTCATGTTCTTCTTGTAGGCAAACAAGGCACCGCTGTCTTTGCCATTTACCGTCAACAGATGCACCAGTCGGTTCGGACAGTCAAAAACAAGGTCGCCACCGTGGAGATTGGCAATGCTGCGTAAGATAGACAGAGCGTTCTTTTCCGTGGAAGTCCATGTTCGCTTGGTGGTAACATTGACCGTTCCCACGCTCCACTCGGTATCTGCAAGGGCATACGCCATCGCAATATCCGCTGTTTCCGCATCAAACTTCTTTTCTTCCTTACGAACAGAGAAAGTCAAATCGTAAAATTCCGCCTCGGCATAAATCTGCGTGACCGTGTTTCCGGTGGTATCCTTCACATCAGTAATGGTACGCACCTTATACACATCATCTACAATCTGGATTTTCTTCTCGTTTTCCAGATACTTTCGTTTACTGTCACGGAACGGAATGGAAAAGGTCAGCGTGTCCTCGCCATTGATTTCACCCGTAACGATGATATCGTAGGCATTCTCCAAAATGGCCTCCCACGCACCGTTATCATCAAGCACCACAGGACGGGCATAGCCGATTTTCTCATAGGGAGCCTTTGGAATATCATAGAGACGGATATCAATAAGTTTCGGTGTTTTGCTTGTATCCGTAGTGGTCAGCGTGACCTTAAAACGGATATAGTTTCTGTTCGGAGATTGCAGCTTGCCGTCCGTTCCTACAGCAACCCAATCACTCCAATCGGTAAGGTCATCACTGGTGGAGGTTTCCACCGATGCCACAGCCGTTGTGCCTGCCACATACTCACTTGTATAGGACACCTTGCCCGTGCCGGACAGATTGCATTCTGCTGCCTTGGTATAGAGGATACCGCTTTCGGGATATACACCGTCCGTTGCTTTCAGCGTTACACCGCTTGCATCGGTGAGGGCATCCACATCAGAGGAACTGTCAGCACCATTGCAGAGGATGGTGGCATTGAAATAATCCACCAAATCATCAGCAATCAGTGAAGAATCGCAGTCCAAGAACCACTCATCAAAACCACCTGCGTAATAATAGGTATCGGCGTGCATACCGATGACCAGATCCGCTGTACATTCTGCGTTCAGCGTTCCCATGAAGGTCAGCACATCAGACTTCCAAACCACTCCCGCAGAACGGTCGCCCACAACATAGGTAAACTGCTTGTTATTCGGTTCAATGACTCCTGCGATAAAATACCACTTGCCGTTGGACAGTGAAAAAGACGGTGTTACGGTCTTATCCAAAATCAAGCTGCCCGAAGAATTATAAAGCATAATTCTCGGCTTGCCGGAATACAGGGACAGATAGAAAATCGGCTGTCCCGGACCGTAACGGGTATTGAATATCGGGCAGAAAGTGTTACCCACAGAATAAGTGGTAGGACACATCCAACCGCCTACGATAATACGCTCACCGAGGTTTGCAAAAATACTGCCGTCATTGGTCACCTGCAGGTGGGTTTTCTCCGTGGTCGGATTATTGATATTAAAACGAATCTGTCTGCCTTTCGGACTGTTGCTTAAGTTGGCCGTTGTACCACTCCAATTAACAACCGTGAAGTTTCTGCCATTACCGGAAGAATCGGCAAGAGCCGTATCTTCATCCGGTGCAGATTCGTTGAAACGCCACAGACCGGAGGCGGCATACTCCGCAGGAAATTCTCCTGTAAAATCCGTCTGCTTATTCAGTATCATTTTCAGAGCCATGCCATCACCTCCATCTGCTTTTCGCTTGAATTTGTAATTCCGTCAGCGTGGCATTATTCACTTCCACCGTGACGGTATTCTCTCCGACAACAAGGGTCGGAAAGTTCAGTTCCTGTAAATACGGCAGACCGTTTCGGAGTGTCTCGCCGTTTTCATCTACCACATAAGCGGTCATTTTATCCGTATCCACAACAAGAGTTTCTCCCTCTGACAGCGTTGCGTTTACGATTTTCAGTTCCGCGCCATTTGTGGTAATGCTGATATAGTTGCTTGCCCCGGCGGTCACCACACCGCTGATACGATACACAGGCAGTGACTCGATATTGCCGATGGCACGGGTCACGGTGTGGATGCCTTCCTCTGTGATGGAGAAAGTTTCATCGGTGATGGCATAGGCAAAAGGGTCTGGGCAGAAAAACTTCAAATCAAAAGAACCTGCCGAGCGGATAAGCCTTTCGCAGTCCACCGCATCGTTAAGCCTTGCCATGAAGTATCTGTCCGGCACATCATCAAAAATAAGCTGGCGTAAGCCCTGCACAGGGTCAAGCCATGCTGCAATATCATCCAAAGCAGATACCAATGCCGTAAAGCTGTGTTTCGGATAAATGTTGCAGTGGACATTGATTTCACGGTAATCAAAATCAGTGCCGAAATCTGCAACACCGTATTTTCCCGGCACAGTGGTGGTAAAATTACGCATCTTACCACACACCTGCCAGGAAGTCAGGCGGGCTTTGATGCCTATGCTGCCCGACGTAATGTCATTAAAAATAAAACCCATAGGTCAAAACCCTCCTTTATGCCGTAGTGAAGTGTCCCTGTGCACGGGAGCCACTCTGAATCAAGTTGTAAAGTTCCTGGGAAATCTTACGGATGTCCTCTTCGCTTCGGACAATCATCTGCTGAATGGTAATCAGCGCACCTGTGCCGAATCCTGCACCGGATACCGTATCATTACGGTTGACCGTACCATTCACACTAAAGTCCGTAGGAAGTGCCGTGGTCATATCATCTGCAAGGCTGTGCATCACATCGTTGATGTCCTTGCTCATGCCTTCAGCGGCGGCAATCGCATCTTTACCGTTGGTATTGATGGAGCCTGCCAGACCTTCTACAAGCATTTCACCAATCCATGCCATCTCATCCGAAGGCGAGTGAATACCGAAGAAGTCGCAGATGCCATCCCAGATGGAAGAAATCCAACCGGACACCTTATCCCAAAGCCATCCGGCAAGGGACTGGATACCCTGCCACAAACCCTTTACAAGGTTTGCACCGACACTTGCAAGCTGAGATACACCTTTTCCAAATGCCGATACCAAACCGGACAGAATCTGTGGTACGGCTTTTACGATTTCCACGATGATGGTCGGCAGGTTCTTTATCAGAGAAATAAAGAGTGTCACACCTGCCTGTACGATTTGCGGTATGCTGTTAATCAAAGCATTTACCACAGAACCGATAATCTCCGGAATTGCTGCCACAATGGTTGTGATGATTTCCGGAAGAGCCTGGATAAGGGCAACGAGCAAGTCAATACCTGCCTGGATAATCTGCGGAATCGAGCCAAGCACGGCTGTGATAATACCCTCAATAATCTGAGGGATTGCCTCCACGATTGCCACGATGATTTCCGGCAATGCAGATACAAGCGAGGTCAAAAGCTGAATGCCTGCGTCTATGATTTGAGGAATTGCACCAATCACAAATTCCACGATTGCCAAAATAATGGACGGCAGAGCCTCAATCAGCACGGGAATCGCCGTAAGCAAACCATCTGCAAGCCCCTGGATAAGCTGCAAGGCTGCATCCAAAATCATCGGAAGGCTGTCAATCAGACTCTGCACAATGGTAATGACCGCTTGCACCGCCGTTGGAATCAGCGTAGGCAGAGCCTCTCCGATACCCTGTACCAAAGACATCACTATCTGAATGGCGGCATCGATAAGCAAAGGCAAATTTTCTATCAGCGTATTCACAATGGTCATTAACGCATCAATGACCACAGGGATGAGTTCCGGCAGCATGGTCAGTATGGTATTCAACACTTGAGAGAACAGGTCAACTACCGTATCCAACAGCGTAGGAAGAAGTTCTCCCACAGTCGAAAGCAGTGCGTTCAGAGCCGTTGGCAGTGCCGAGATAATATTTTCAATCACAGGAGTGATGTTGGTCAGCACATCCTGGAACGCATCCACCACATTATTGCAGAGCATCTCAATGTCAGCATCTGCATCACCGAAACCTACAATAAGGTTATCAATGGCAGCTTTCATGGAGTTCATGGAACCCTCAATGGTATGCTCGGCTTCTGCTGCCGTTGCTCCTGCCATACCCATGCTTTCCTGAATGACGTGGATAGCCTCCACCACATCGGCATAGGAACTGATATCATATTCAATACCGGAAATAGCCTGTGCATCGGCAAGCAGGCGTTCCATTTCCGTCTTGGTGCCGCCGTAGCCAAGTTTCAAGTTGTCCAGCATCGTGTAGTTCTGCTTGGCAAATCCCTGGTATGCATTTTGGATAAGACCAATGTCCGTACCCATCTTATTGGCGTTATCCGCCATATCGGTAATGGCCATATCCGCATACTTTACTGCCGCCTCGGTATCACCACCGAGAGAAGAAATAAGGGATGCAGAAAAAGATGTGACTGTGGACATATAATCGTTTGCCGACATACCCGCCGTCTTGTAGGCGTTATTGGCGTATTCCTGCAAGGATGCAGAAGAATCCTTAAACAGCGTGTCGATACCACCGACCAACTGTTCATACTCGCCATAGGCTTCTACCACGGCTTTTCCAAGTGAAACTGCGGCGGCAGCGGCAGCCGTGACCACCGCTCCCATTGCCACACCCACAGTTTTCAGAGTTCCTCCCAACTTGGAGAATTTACCCTCGGAATCGTCAGCAGCATCTCCGGCATCATCCAGTTCTTCTTCCAGATCATCCGCAGCATCGGCAGCATCGTCCATCTCACGCTCCGCCTCATCAAGAGCCGTATTGTTACGGTCAAGTTCACGCTCCATATCATTGAGCGCCGCCGTAGCGTTATTAAGCTGAATCTGCCACGCCTGGGTTCTGCGGTCATTTTCACCGAAGGACTCGGAGGCATTGGCAAGAGCAGAACGGAGCGTTTCGATTTTCTGTTTCTGTGCCTCGATTTCCTTATTCAGCACCTGGTTTCTTGCCGTCAGTGCTTCTACGGAACTGTCGTTTTTGTCGAACTGCGACTGAACGACCTTCATTTCTGAGCCGAGAACCTTGAAGGACTGATTGATTTCGGACAGCGCCTTCTTGAATTCTTTTTCGCCCTCAAGACCGATTTTTAAGCCAAAATCATCTGCCACTTCAAACCACCTCCTTCATCAGATTCCGGCAGGAATAATGTCATCAATGAAATATTCCCTTACAGGCTTCGCAAGCCCGTTATACTGTTTGTGGCACTCCCATAAATCCAGGAGCAGACCAAAAGGCATCAGCCACACCTCATCCTGGGTCAGATGAAGATGGGCGATGCCGTAATATAAAAGTCGAGTAAATAGCTCATCGTCACTTACTCGACCACTGCGTTTTTTGAGTCAGCCTCACTGACCACATTTCTCTTGGTGCCCTTATACAAAGCCTCGGTGATAGCGGTCTTGTATGCCGCCAGATCCACGGGAGTGGTCAGAAGTTCTACCATTTCCTCCGTAAGGACATCCTTTTTGTTTTCCCTGTTCTTCAGATTGTGGACAAGGATGGACTGATTGGCAAGCAAGGTAATCAGCCACACGATTTCGCCGATAGCCATCTCGAAGTTCTCGGAGGATTTCATCAGCTTGTCGCCAAGGTTCTCAAGACCGCCGTAGCGTCCTGCGATTTCCTTGGTAGCCTTGGTGGTCAAAAGCAGTTCATACTCATCACCGCCGATATTGATAATTGCAGAGCGTTCATTATCCATGTGTCATATCCTCCTTATTCCGCAGCCTCGGTAGCATAGGAAGGTTCATATACTTCCTGATACCAGTTTGTGATGATATCCGCTGCAACAGCAGAATCGCCCTCTGTGACCTCTGCCTTCCAAGGGTGCTTGTTCTGACCGTCCACCTTGTTACGGCGGAGAATCGTACCCTCAATAGTAGGCGTACTGAAAGTAATGCTGTCACCCTTGGTAGCAAGGTTTGTGGCAGGAATGCCGAACTTCACACGGTACAGCCAGTAATACTTGTACTTGCCGTTGGATTTCTTGGCTCTAAAACCTACAGCCACAGGCTCTCCGCCGTCCTCACTTGCGGAAACCACCACGCCGTTGGCATCGATGGTCGCACCCGTAAGGTCGGATGCCACGGCAGCACCGATATCATCCACACCGAGGGAAAGTGTGCCGTTTTTAAATTCCTTTACAATTTCCGATGCACCGTCATCGGCATAAAGGGTTGCCTCTGCAAGTTCCACCGACAAATCAGCGGTCATTGCCTTTGCCATCTGAACCGGAGATGCGTAGGTTTCATTGCCGTTTTCATCCTCGGTGATTTTGGCATAATACAGTTTGTCAAGACCAATAGTAGCCATTGATTATTCCTCCATTTCATAATGTTTTGCCACATCCATGTTGTAATGGAAGTAGCCTGTTTCAGTTTCATAACCGATGTATCTTCGGTCAGTTATGGTAAAATCCGCACCAAGCACGGCACGGACAATTGCATTTTTCTCTTTGATATAACTGCCTTTGGCATACAGGGAAATTCGTGCCTCCTGGACATCACATCCGGGAGCATTATCCGCATGAAGTTCAAAGCTGTCTGCCATAGGCACGATTACGATATATTTCTCCGGAGCATCATCCTTAAAGACACCAGTTTCAAGGGGGATGCCCAAAGGTTCCAGAGCCGTATTGATATCTGAAAGTACACTCACAGCTTTCTGACCTCCTCTTCAAATTTATCCTGCATGGCATTGATACAGGCAGTACGGGATGCTGTTTTTGCGGGTTTCATAAAAGGTTTGGCAGGCTGACCATGTTTGCCGTATTCGATGATATTGGCGAGTTTTGCGTTGCTGATACCATCGCCACGGGGTTCTGCAAAGCCAACCTTGATATTGTGATTGCCGTTTTTATCCATCTTCACAGAGGACAGACCAAGCGCCGACTCCAATTCTCCCGTGGAACGGGATTCATACTTTGTGCCGTTTCCAACCACAGATGCCAGGTTGCTCTGTGCCTTGGCAAGAACAATCTCGCCTCCGGCTTCCAGCACCTTTTCCGCCACAGGGTCAAAGTCCGAACCGAGCATTGAAATACTCTGCAAAAACCCCTCTGGCATTTTGATATCAACCTTAGCCATTTGTCGCCACCACCTTTTTCGCAAGCACCTCCGTATACATCCCTTTGCCTTTCACATCTTCAACGGATGTGATTTCAAAGCGTCCGTCCTCACATACCAAGATGTGGTCTGTGGTAACGGCAAGACCTGGAATGCAACGGAAACGGAACAGGTCGGTTGCCTCGGAGAAAGCGGCGAGGTTTGCCCACCGTTCACTGCCGTGGCGACCTTCTCTGTACACACGGACAGATGCAAGGATTTCATCTGCCGTAGTAGTGAAACCCTCGCTGTCCTTGATGCGTTTTGTGATGATGATGTCTGCAAAGCCGTTCATTTTTCCGAAACTCATATCACACCTTCCAATCTCGGTCGAGCCTTAACAGAAGATTGACCGTATTCCAGACCTGCTGTCCGGCTTGCACGTTATCGGCAAAGAAACCTCCCGTAGAACCGTCACGGGATTCATAAAAATGCGATGCCAACATAATCACGGCTTGTTCCGTGGTAGCGGGCATCGCATTTTCCGTATAATATCCTGCTTCGATGTGCTGATAACTTTCCGCATAGGAAACGGCGGCAGTGATGAACCTTTCAATCAGTCCATCATCCACCGAATGCTCCAGTATCAGATTTTCCTTAACCTTCATAAGAAGTTCGCTCATCACTGCCACCTCCCATCTTAGGCAGTAGCCATCTTGAGCAATTTCACGGCTTCAGCAAGAATCAGCTTACCGTCCACACGCTCCTTGGCAACAAAGCCGACCATACCGTTTCCAGCGAAGAGTTCCTTCAGTTCCGCAAAGGAACGAGTACCACGGTCGCCGATGTTATAGTAGCTGTAGTCACCGAAAGCAATGGCAGGCATACCCGCAGTGATTACAGGGAAATAAGGAGAAGTGTACACCTCATAACCCAAGAGTCTGCCAGGTTCTCCCGCCTGTACGGAATCCTGCCAAAGGTAACGGCCATTCTTGTCAGTCAGCTTACGGATAGCTGCCAAAGTCTGGTCATTGCAGATAAACTTGGCGTTCTTACGGTAAGGGCGCTTGAGGGAGTACACAAGGTCGATGATTTCATCGGCAGTGATTTCCGTTGCAGATGCAGCAGTTACACCAATCTGGGCACCGCCTTCTTCTGCAAGCAGACCCAAAGGCTGACCAGTTCCGGTACCATTGAGGAAGGCATCCTCTTCGGCATTTGCCAGTGCCTTGGAGAACTGACGGATGATGTAATTCTCAAGACCGAAGGCATTGTCATACAGAAGTTCCTCGGTTACCTTAACAGCAACATGGAGTTTGTGTGCGTCCAGGTTGATCTGGGCGAACTTGGCATCACCCCAAGTGAGTTCCTCGCCCTCGTCAATCCACGCAGCCGCAGGCTTAGTGGCAGCGATGTTGATTTTACGCTCACCGCTTGTAGTGATGGTGTGACCCAGCTTACGGAAGATGTTCTCTTCCTCCAATGCCTCGATAAGGCGGGTGTCATACTCTTCGGGTACGAGGTAACCGCCGTCAGCATCCACGCCCTCCTGGAGAACATTGGACACATTACGGAAGTTGGTACGGAGAGCCTTGAGCATACCATCCTTGTAGGCATCAGAAGCACGTCCGGTCTTTTCCTTCTTGCCGTCCATAGGTTTGCCGTTCATAGGCTTTTCAGTAATGGGAGCAGAGGTAGGCTTGCAAAGCTGGGCATCCATAGCAGACATAGCCTCCATACGCTCGATTTCAGCACCGTAGTCCTGAACCTTCTTCTCCATCTGTGCATAGGTCTTTGCATCCTCATCGGAAAGCAGACCGTCCTTGTCGCGCTTGGTTTCCACAAAAGCCTTTGCAGCCTCCCAAGCCTGGTTACGCTTTTCGCGCAGTTCGTTGATAGTCATAATAAATTACCTCCAATTTTTAATAAGATTTAGCCTGTCCATAAGGTCATCGGCTTTGGTTTTTCGGGTTTCTTCGGACTTGATTGCACACTTGGCGGCAACCTTATCCATAAGGGAATTGACCACATTTGCCTTGGAATAAAGCATAGACACCTGCGGCACTTCCACTTCGTCCGTGGTAGTTCTCTGCATGATTTCATCAGCAAAGCCAAGTTCCACGGCCTTGTTTGCGTCCATCCATGTTTCCGCATCCATAAGGTGGGACAGCTTTGTACGGGACAAGCCTGTCTTAATCTCATAGGCATTGATGATGGAATCCTTAACGCTTGCAAGCATATCGATGGCTTTCTGCATTTCGCCGGAATCACCGAATGCTACCGTCATAGGATTGTGAATCATCATCATGGATACAGGGGACATCAGCACTTTCGTTCCTGCCATCGCAATCACGGATGCTGCGGAGGCAGCGATGCCGTCAATCTTGACCGTGACATTGCCCTTGTAATCCATCAGCATATTGTAGATCTGGGCTGCCGCCACGCAGTCACCGCCGGGTGAGTTAATCCACACGGTAATGTCACCGGAGCCTGCCATGAGTTCGTCCTTGAAAAGCTGTGGAGTGACGTCATCGTCAAACCAGCTTTCTTCTGCGATTGTTCCGTTCAGAAACAGTGTCCTCGCCTCTGGCATCGTTTCCGTCTGTGCCTGGTTCTTCCACTTCCAGAACTTCTTCATCGGAATTTTCCTCCTTTCCGTCATTGTCGGTTGTATTTGCAAAAGCACCCGCATCTTTCAGAGGGAGCATATTGCCGTTAATAAGGTAAAGGTCGCCACCTTCTTCCGCAGGGATACGGTCGAGGTTTTCCAGTTCACGGATATCGTTTGCAGACATCCAACCATTCTGGCGACCAATGGCGTAGCCGTTCATACGGCTTTGGTAATCGCCACGGAGCAGACCTTCCAGATTGAATTTCACAAAATAACGCACCTTTTCATCGTGGGACAAGAGTGCCCTCTGAATGGACTGCTCCCAACGGATGACCCACGGGTCGAGGGTGTATTTCACAAACTCAAGGGATTGCTGCTCTATATTAGAAAAGCTCGACTTCTCAAGGTCACCCACCATGTGGGGAGGGACTCTGAAAATTCGAGCAATTTCATTGATTTGGAACTTCCTTGTTTCAAGGAACTGTGCCTGCTCCGGAGAAATTGAAATCGGTGTATACTTCATTCCTTCTTCCAAAACAGCCACCTTGTTGGAGTTGGAACTGCCGCCAAAGGCAGCCTGCCAGCTCTCTCTGACCCTCTGCGGGTCCTTGATGGTGCTTGGGTGTTCCAACACACCGCCCGGTGTCGCGCCATTGGCGAAGAACTTGGCTCCGTACTCCTCACAGGCAATCGCCATGCCGATGGCGTTCTTTGCCATAGCAATGGGACTGTAGCCTACAAGACCGTCAAACCCAAGTCCGGGAATATGAAGCACATCGGAAGGCTGCAAGGTTACTGCAAACTCCTTGTTTTTGATAGCCTCATCGGGACCACGGTAATAGGTGTAGTACAGATGCCCGTTTTCATCCCTGTCCACGCTCATCTTGTTCGGCATCAGCGGATACAGGGCAACCACCTCATTCTTGCCGTTTCGGATAACCTGGGCATAGGCATTGCCCCACAGGAGCAGATGGGTCATGAGTGTTTCTCGAAATACGAAAGAACTCATTTCCGGATTCGGCTCATCATGGAGCAATCGGTAAAGAGGATGGTCGATGGCTTTTTCCTTGCCACCGTCCTCGTTATATTTATATAAATGCAAAGGCAAGCCTGCCACGGCTTCAGCCAGGATACGGACACAGGAATACACCGCCGTCATCTGCATGGCAGAACGCTCTGTCACTGCCTTGCCGGAAGTCGTGCCGCCCATGTAAAAGGTGTAGGCGCTGCCCGCCGTTCTGTTTTCAGGCTTATCTCTGGACTTAAACATTCCTGTAAATATACCCATATAAAATCACGCTCCTTCCTAAATAAACAAAATGCCACGGTCATCGTACACGCTGGCACTATTGGTGTTGCCACAACGGATTGCACGGTCAAGTGCCATAATGGTGGCAACAGCACCGTCAATCTTTTCTGTGGATTTTGCTTTGTCTGCCTTGATGTTTCCGGCAGGGTCGGTCTTGATGTAGATGTTATCCATCATCCAACGGAGAACGGGATGACCGCCGTGAGCCAGTTTTTTCTCCATCGCAAGTTTCATCAGTTCCTTGGTCGGAGGAGACATATCCTTGTACCCCTGCCCGAAAGGCACTACCGTAAATCCCATACCCTCAAGGTTCTGCACCATCTGAACAGCACCCCATCGGTCATATGCAATTTCACGGATGTTGTATTTCTCACCCAGGGACTCGATGAATTTCTCGATGTAGCCGTAATGGACTACATTGCCCTCGGTGGTCATAAGCAAATCCTGTCGTTCCCAAATGTCATACGGCACATGGTCACGGCGCACACGCAGGTCGATGTTATCTTCCGGTATCCAGAAATATGGAAGAATGATATATTTATCATCCTCGTCTTCCGGTGGGAACACCAACACAAAAGCCGTGATATCCGTTGTAGAAGAAAGGTCAAGACCTCCGTAGCAGACACGGCCTTCCAGTTCGGATTTGTCGGTAGGAAACGCACAGGCATCCCACACCGCCATCGGCATCCAACGAACAGCCTGCTTAACCCACTGATTCAGACGAAGCTGTCGGAAAGCGTTCTCTTCGCCGGGGTTCTGCTTTGCCTGTTCACAGGCTTGCTGCACCTTATCAATGCCGACCGTTACCCCAAGGGATGGATTGGCTTTCTTCCATACCTCTGGGTCTGTCCAGTCATCATCGTCCTCTGCACCGTAAATCACAGGATAGAAGGTAGGGTCAACTTTTCGACCTTCGATGATGTCCTTTGCCTTCTGGTGGATTTCATAACAGATGGACTGTGTATCATTTCCCGCCGTGGTGATCAGGAAGTAAAGCGGCTGCATTCTTGCATCGCCGGAACCCTTGGTCATTACATCAAACAGTTTTCTGTTCGGTTGGGTATGCAGCTCATCAAAAATAACGCCGTGGGTATTGAAACCATGCTTGTTTGCCACATCCGCAGACAGAGCCTTGTACTTACTTCCCGTAGGGTTGTAGGTCATGATCTTCTGGCTTGCCTGGATGGTCATTTTATTTTTCAGCAGAGGACTTCGCCTTACCATCTCCAAGGCAACGTCAAATACGATTCGTGCCTGGTCTTTATCTGCAGCACAGCCGTAAACCTCTGCACCCGGCTCGAAGTCTGCACACAGAAGATACAGTGCCACTGCAGCCGCCAGTTCCGATTTTCCTTGTTTCTTCGGTATCTCGATGTAGGCAGTGTTGAACTGCCTGTATCCGTTTGGTTTCAAAATGCCGAAGATGTCACGTATAATCTGCTCCTGCCAGTCAATCAGTTCAAATGGTTTTCCATCCCACGTGCCTTTGGTATGACAGCAGAATTTTTCAATAAAACATACTGCGTGGTCAGCGGCATCCTTATCGTAATAGCTGCCCTCCGCCATAAAGCGGGTTGGCTTATAGTTTTTCAGTTTTCTCAAATGCCGTCACCTCCTCAAAAATGGCACAAAAAATAGCCGCCACCATAATCGGTGCGACCGTCGTATACGAGGAACAGAGCCTCACGGCTCCGTCCTGCCTTTACAGGATTTTTAGTTGTGTTCGTTCAGTAAAATGCAAAGGGCAAGGTTGGCTTCTTCGATTGTGGGTTCAACATCCCAACCTCTATCGTAGTTGGCAATAACCTCGCCATCGAGTTTCAGCATCAGCTTACTGATTTTACCGCCGTTGATGCCGAACTGGCTGCCTTCCTCATAAACCTTAATCCAGTAGTGGACTGCCTTGTAACCGCCGTCCTTTTGCGGAATGCCGATTGTTCCTTCTTTCCACATAGTCAGTCCTCCATTTCGCCTGTCAGAATGAAGTGGGTGTATTCCTTTCGGTGTTTCTCAAGGTACACCACCAATTCGTAAAAATGCATCTCGTTGGCAATATACTGTACCATCGGCACATCAAACATATTGGTTCGTCCGGTTGCTCGGATGGCGAGTATCTGTTCCTTGATTTTATTCATCGGTGCAGACCTCCTTGCCCATAAGCAGTTCCGTGTAAATCTTGGTGTAGCGTTCACACTCGCTGCCCTCGGAACCCGCAATGGCTCTGAGGTAGAAGTCGGCAGCCTCTTTTCTGCTGTCCCAAACTTCCGTCTGACCGTAGCAGGTAATTTTCACGGCATCCAGTTTTCGACAAATATCGACACCGTACACTACATTCAAGCCGGAGCCGTTATCCCAACGAACCATGATGGAGGCGGTATCATCCACCCCTCGAACCGTACCCTTCGTACCAATGGGTGGTGCCTGCATATCTTCCATCTGCACCAGTTCCACACGGCAGCCTACAGGGTAGGCTTTGCGTACACGCTCGACTGTCTCTTTATTCGGAAATCTCATGCTTGGCACCTCCTTTGAAAGCACTGCTGCCGGAAAGGTTGCGGAGCAGAATTTTTCGCTCGGTCTTGTATTCGTTTCCGATAAAGCCGAGGCGGAGGAGAAAACAGCGGAATGCGTATTTCTCGTTGTCCACCGCTTTTTCCGTAGCGTTGATACGTTTCTGATTTTTACTCATTTCGCAAAGGGCAGCAATGAAGTGGCTGTAAGCCTTGACCTCATCAGCATCCAACCCACCTTCGAACCAAGGAAAGGAAACCCTGTCCTCGCCGATTTCGATTGGTGTTGCCGGGATGCCCAAAGCCTTTTTAATAAGGCCGCCCTTGGCATCCAGAAGGTTTGTAAGGTTACCGACCGCAACCTTATCAAGGGGAATCGCCACCGTAAGCCCCACTGTTTCGCTCTGTGGCTCGGCAGAAGGTTCTTCGGTTAATTCCTCGGCTCTTTTTTCAAGCCAAGTTTCCGCCATTTCTGCGGGAGCTGCGACAAAGCCTTTGTCAGCAAGGCCTTCAAGCAACTGCTCGATTTCCTCGCTGTCGGCTCTGTCATCAAACTCCACCGTGCCGTCCTTTGTTACCGTGAAATAATCCACCTCGTAGTTCATGCTTGGCATCCCCATGTATTTTGCCTTTACACCCAGGATTTCTGCCATTGCAGTAACCAGTGCCTTTCGGTCACTTCCTGTTACTTGAAATTCAATTCTCATTGTGAGTACCTCCTTGATTTTCGGTACTACATATATCACTCTAAAGGCTCAAAATAGCAAGTAATATGTGCAAAATACAGGGGAGAAAGTTTGTAGATTTACACCCCGTCATTTTGTGTATAGTACACGATACCAGTCAGCACATAAACCACATTGGGCAGTGCCACACCGTTGCCCCACATCTTATACTCCGCCGAATCGGAATGAGGGTTCTGAAGCCACTTGAATATCTGCTTCCGTGTTTTCGGTTTGCTTGATGTTCCCACAATCTTACGATGTGTTTCAAAGATTTCTGCCCACCGTGTGAGTTCCTCTTCAGAAGGAAATTTCTCACCAAGGTCAGCACACCACCAATCCGGAAATCCCTGGAGCCTTGCACATTCCGTAGGGGTCAGCCTACGCACAATGTATTCCAGATCCGCATCGGTATCGTTGACAAGCGGAGGGTCTTTGTAATCCGTAGCTACTAAAGTGTTGGCAAGTTCCTCTTCCGCAGAAGTAAAGAACGATGCCTTGCTGCTTGAGTAGGTGGGAACGGCAACCGCATCGGGTCCCGTGGCTTTCAGTGTGGAATTGACACCCTCATCACTGATACCCATGTTCCTTGCGAAGTTCTGACCGCAGTTATAACTTTCACGGTCAATGGCATAGACAACGGCGTGGCGGTCTACGGTGTTCAAGGTGTACATGACATCACTTTCGGCATAGCCGTTACCGTGGTGGGAAGGACGGGAGCCGTTGCCTTCCACAATGGCAATGCCGCCCTGATTACAGGTAGGATTCCCACCATTGCCGTCAAGGGTTCGGGAAGTGTCTGCTTTATAAAATCCGCTGTTTGGATTTGCAGACTTCATTGCATTGCTGTCCTTGGAGCAGACACCGAAAGCAGTCGGCTCTACCACAAACGGCTGATTGTTTCCGCCTGTGCCGTAGGTTGCCGCCACGGTCTGTGCCACATCAAGAGGACCCACATAACGGGTATCCTGCGAGTGATTTTCATATACGGTTGCAGGAACGACTCCCGCTCGAAGCGCCGGAGATTTTTCTGCCTCATAACCGATGCCACGGCTGTCGGCAGAGTGTTCCGTGCAAAATCCCGCAGACTCCATAACACAGGGCGGATGATGCGCCTCGGCACGAAGGGTGCAGGTCACATCATCGGTGACATCCATACGGCTGCCACCCTGGTCGTTTAAGACGATACCTGTCGCAGGAGTGCTTTCTTCAGAAGTTCCGGCAGTTCTTTTCCACGGGCATCGGCTCGCCTTAAGATTCCCAAACAGGCCTTCTGACTCAAATAATATTTTTCCGGCACACCCACCATTAAAATCTGCGACAAGATAGATACGTCTTCTTCTCTGGGGAACTCCCCAATACTGCGCGTCAACGCATCTCCATGCGATACTGAAACCGTCTCCCAACAGTTCTCCTGCTCCTGTCCATTTTCCTTTTGGAGGACAAGGCACAGCATCATAGTCGCCTTTGACGGATGCGACTGCTTCAATGACGGCTTTGAAGTCATCTCCTGCGTTTGAGGAGAAGGCGCCGGGGACATTTTCCCACACGATGTATCTTGGATATTCGCCATTGGTTTTACACCTCATTTCTTTTACGATTCGGATTGCTTCGTAGAACAGGCAGGAGCGTTCTCCATCCAGACCGCTGCGTTTTCCCGCAACGCTCATATCCTGGCAGGGAGAACCGAAAGTGATGATATCCACGGGTTCAATTTCCGCACCATTGATGGCAGAAATATCTCCGAGGTGTTTCATCTGCGGGATACGCTTGCTTGTTACACGAATAGGAAAAGGCTCAACTTCCGATGCCCACAAAGGGGTAATACCGGAAATCAAGCCTCCCAAAGGAAATCCCCCGGAGCCATCGAAAAGGCTGCCGAGGGTCATAGGTTTTTTATTCATCTGCGCCAACCTCCTTCACAAGGTCGGCATACGGTATCTGCACACCGTTACGGATAACAAACACACCGTCTGCATCACCCGTATCTTCTACATATCTGCGGAGGATAACCGATGCGTACTTTTCATCCAACTCCATCGTATGGCAGATGCGATTGGTTCTTTCGCAAGCCATCAGCGTGGAACCACTGCCACCAAAGGTATCGACCACGATGGAATTCTCACGGCTGGAATTGCCGATGGGATATGCCAGAAGGTCGAGAGGCTTGGAAGTCGGATGGTTTTTATTTTTCTTCGGCTTATCGAAGTTCCAGATGGTGGTCTGGTTTCTGCCTGCATTCTTGCTCCAGTAGTGCTTGCCGTTCTGAAGGAAACCATATGCCTCTCTACGGTCGGCATCCAGTTCGTCATCGTCCATACCATGAAGCTGAGAGATGATGGTTGCGTTTTCTCCGTTTTCACCGGGTGTGATGGTGTAGCTTGTACCATCGTTGAAGTAGTAGATGTAATTTGTACGGTTGTCTTCCGCTGTTTTGAACTTTCTCATTTAAAGTCCCTGCCTTTCTTTTCCGCCCAATTGGGTGGCGGCAGGGACACAAAAAGAGCCGATGTAATGATGTACACCGACTCTGATACCGAAAATGGGCATGACAAAGCACGGTGGGTACATCTCGTTCAAAAAACAGCCTGTTAGCTAATTTCTTGACTCTTGATGTATCCCGCCGCCTTAAGGTCGACCACTTCGGGCATTGGAATATTTTTTCTGACAATCTCCTTGTGTTGATTGTCATAGACATTATAATTCTTTAAGATTTTTCATGACCAACTCGGTGAGTTGGTCGAGGAATGCCCATAATATCGGTGTTTTCTGTTTTTGGACATAAAAAAAGGACCCCTTTCGGGGTCCAAAACCAACTCAGTGAGTTATCAAAATTTATTCATTATCTTTTATGGTGCTTCCTAATTCATCAACACCTGCTCTTTTACAGATGCTATTGAAATCCTGTACGGAAATACCAGGCATATTCTCCATAATGCGAATATAGGTTTTATCTGGGTCATGGTAATAGTCCAGCTTATTCTTCGACTTTTCAAAAATCTTTTCTGTAATGCGAAGACTTAATTTCATGCCAACACATATAGCCATAAGGACATCTGTACCCATATTGTTGTATTTATCGTTTTTTATCTTTCCGTGATAATTTTTATGCAATCCTGTTCTATCATTGAACACTTCCGGGTAATTCCATTTTCTGTTTTCCATCAAATACCACAGACATTGGCATAGCGTACTCGTCGGGTCGCCTAATTTTTTCATCAGTTCTATTTCTTCAGCTTCATCATAAACAGAAATATACTCATGAAACGCATCATAAGCCTCGTCGGGTTCGTATGCGAAATTGGCCTGATATTTCGGATGAAATGTTAATATTCGTTGGTCTATCCCTTCCACACGATGCAGAACAGAAAAACCAATCAAGTCCTTCGACACATTTCGGTATTCAGTGTACTTATACTCGCGGATATTAATAGCACATTGAACCAGCTTTTTCTTTGCTTTTGCTGTTAAATGGAGTTCGCCTTCTTTTATTAGAACATACTGCTTCTCAGCAAGAACAAAATAGCCATCTGCATATACGAAACGGCCTCCATCTACCCACTCTCTTAATGATGAGTCTGCGGATAGAAGTTGATAGGCTTCAAGCGGTGTTAATGCCACCAGTTCCTTGCTTCCTGTTATTTCCGCAAATACTGCATCAAAATCATCAAAATTTCGGAGTATATCAAGCAAACCAACCTCAATCAAACGGTACTTGACCGAAACACGAGATACAATAAAAAATGTACTCAAATCCTCAATAAGGATATCGCAGGATGGAAATATATCGTTTTGTGGGTCGTTATAACTGGCTATTAACTCCTGTGCCTTCTGTTTGAACATTTCAAAAGGCATCAACACTCTTGGAGCCAATCTATGTGCCTGCCACTCCAACCACTTTACCTCATTTTCTTTTGTCTTTTTCCCTTCCGGAGGCTCAAAGAATGTTTCGGACTGTCGGCACATAATTGGATACAGTTTTTCTGATGCGGCAGCATTTTTCAATGCCAAAATTTCAAAATACATCTTATCCTTTTCCCAATGTAGTGCCTCGTGTATAAGAGTATTTCGTTTTGCGCCCTCGCCGTAAACCGCCTCAGAGGCAGGGTCAATCAATATTGTCCCCGCAGGAAAGTGAACGGACTGAGATGTGCCATTATCGGCATCATATACATCAACCTCTCCATCTAAAAGCAAGCAACATCCAAATATATCGAGATTTCTCGAAAGTGATACTTCTTTGACTGTAAGTTGTGCTTCTGCGAGAATCTTCTCAACGGGAAGTGACATCGGAGCCAGAAGAGCCTCTTTGCAATGCTTAGTCAGATATTTAGTTGCATAATCATCCAGGCGATTCTTGCCAAGAATTAAGGCTCCTGTTTTTTTATTGATATCATAGATATCGCTCGATGTCAGCTTCTTCGTCATCAATATCGGATTCTCCTTTTTCCATGTAATCAAGAGGCATAGTAGCCAACAATTTTTTTGCTTCACGCCATGTCGGATAATACTGCTCTACTAAAGCGTGGAATCTATGCGTGTGGTTTTTCTCTAACAAATGCACTAATTCGTGAACAACCACATATTCAAGACACTCCACAGGTTTCTTTGCAAGCTGCAAATTAATCCAAATCCTGCGCTTGTCAATGTTACACGTGCCCCAGCGAGTTCTCATATTCTTAATACGAACTTCACTCGCATATACTTCCATTTTCTTTTCGCAACTTGCTACAACGGTATCCAGGACACGGCTCAATTCCTGTCTATACCACTCAATAAATAATTTCTCTTTTGCGTCCGTTGATGTACCTTCCGGCACAGTCATTACTATTTTGGTTGGCGTTTTTACAATTTTCTGTTGCTTGTCCTCATAGATGACCTGCAAACGGTATGGTTTACCCCACAAGTAATGGGATTCGCCGGATACATATTCTCTTTTACTCTGACGCTCCTGCGCCAACATTCTGTCACGAACCTTAGTAATCTCCGGTAATTTCTTCAGGACAAATAATTTTATATCTTCATCCTTCAGTTCCAGGGGAGAACTAACGGTCACATTGCCTTCCGGCGGGTTGACTCTAACATACAGATTTTTTAGATTGCTCTTTCTTATAATTTCAACGGTCAACCCACCGATTTCCATTTCTTCTTTACGCATCGTATTCTTCCTGCCTTTGTGCAATATCGAAGACATTATTGGTTTCTTCAGTCGCCTTGTCTTCGCTATAGCTATGAAGCAATAATTTTTTATAAATAGCAAGTCTTATACGCTGCTGTTTTTGAAAATTTCTCTTCCATTCCGGTTGAATCGATACTCGGATTGCTCCATCAACATCAATCGTCAATTCAACATTCTGCTCAAAATAGTCATACAACGCACGTCTTGCGGCGCTATCCTTAATCTCATTAGGATAGCTACCACTGGTTTCCGGATGGAGAATGGCTTCCGCCAGTTCAACAACCTGTCTGAGATATTCTTCATAACTCATAGCTTCAATCTTTCGCTGCATGATGATTTTCTTCAGCATCTCAGACAACTTTCCATAGTACACACTATTGGAACTCATCTTCTTAACAATTTCATGCTGCAAGTTGTTGTCGATTGTCTCAGCTTTTGCCTCATTGTCACCAGGCAGGTCTTTAACCAGATCCGCCGGAGTTGTCGTTTTCCCTTGTAAGAGAAGTTCAACAAGAGACATATTTCCGAGTTCACTCACCACTTTTGTGTCTTCGGCACGGATGTAGGTATCCAAAATATAGCGCATATCAGCCTCATATGGCTTGAGGTCAATATAATCGCAACTTGCCAACTTAATCATTTCCTTGATTTTGTTATAGCCGGATATTTCACCACGCAGGTGATTTACATCCTCTTCGGTATAACCATAATCAGCAACCAATCTGTCGCAGCAATTGGCAAAGGAACGAGAAAGAGCCGCCGTCAACGCATACAGTGTGTCTCTTCTTGCGGTTTTCTCATCACTTTCGCTGTCATCACCGCAAAAATATTCAATGTAGTCGGTATCTGCCTGTGGCATAGGAACATTCTCAATCAACGCTTCAAGAGAAGTGAGTGTTCCTTCCAACTCAGATTTTGCTTCATCATAGCGATTTTTAATGAGTCCTTCGACATCTTCTTTATCGTAGCCATCGAAGGCCTCGGTTGTGTAATCTGCAACCGCAAGCTGCACATTACGGAATAAGTCCATATAATCCACGATATATCCATAATCCTTGTCCTCGCCATCTGGTCTGTTAACACGGCAGATAGCCTGGAACAAGTCATGGTCACGCATGGATTTATCAATATAAAGATAGGTTGCACTCGGAGCGTCAAAGCCAGTCAGCAGTTTATCAACCACAATAAGCAGTTTCATCTGCGCCGGCTCGTGTTTGAAGCGTTCCTTGGCATCCTTTTCAAACTCAGCAATTTTCTTTCCGCCGAGCATACGCTCATAGATTGCTTTTTTATACTCGTCTTCGCTTGCTTGATTAGGGTCAGTCGTGGCCGTTCTGACACTCTGTGTGGTAGGTTCATAAGAAGTAACAACAGCACACTTAGTAAATCCCATGCTCATGAAGATTTCCCAATAGCGGCAAGCCTCATAAATACTGTTTGCCACAAGCATAGCTGTGCCACGGTCTTCCTTAAGTCTCGGCTTAAGGCTCATATCAAAAACGATATCGGATGCAATTTTCTCCAGACGCTGCTTGGAACTATACAGTTTATTGATAGAAGTCCAACTCTGCTTTAATTGGAGTTTTGCACGTTCAGTCAATCCGTGTGTTTTGTTTTCAAACCACAAATCGACTTTATCCTGGCTGGACAAATCCTGATCTACATCCCTCGCTTCATAACGAAGGTCAAGAACCACTCCGTCCTCTACGCCTTCATCGAATTTATAAGTATGGATGTATGTACCGAATGTTTCCAGGCTCGTCTGCTTGTCCGTTTTCAAAAGAGGAGTACCCGTAAAACCAATCAGAACGGCGTTAGGCATCAGCACTTTTACAGCCTCATGCAATTTGCCGGAATTGGTACGGTGACACTCATCGATGAATGCCACGATATTGCCTTTTGCACAGAAATCCTTCGGGAGGTCCTTCAGCAATTCTTTTCTGTACTGGTCAATATCAGACTGATTTCCCGCATTATGTCCATACTTGTGAATCAACGAACACACGATGGCGTCCTCATTCTTATCCAAAATGGAACGCAGGTCAGCACAGCTTTTGGCTCTACGAACTTTTTCATCCACATCAATGAAAAGGCTTTCAATTTGGTCATCCAGTTCATCACGGTCCGTAATAATAACAACTCGGCTGTCTGTGACGTTTTCAATAATCCACTTGGTAAGCCAAACCATAATCAGCGATTTACCGGAACCTTGGGTGTTCCAGATGATACCGCCTTCTTTATCTTGGATTCGCTTACGGGCAGCAATGTTAGCAAAATACTGATTGTGTCTTGTAACCTTCTTGATGCCCGCATCATATATCACGAAATCATGGATAAGAGACAAGAAGCGTTCCTTGTGGCAAAGAGAAATTACACCATCTCTCAAACGGTTAACTTCCTTGACCTGTAACAGTTTCACGGCAGCAGATAATTCATCTGTTGCTTTTTTGTCCTCTTTCCATTTCAGATAATACTTCTCAGGCGTATCGGTTGTACCATAGAAAAGACCTTCTGCTTCATTGCCTGCAAACAGAAACTGTGCCGTACTGAAGAAATTCAGTATGTTTTCACGCTTCTGATTCTGCAGCATCTGACGGATGCCTTTCCCGGCACTGACATAAGAACTCTTCAATTCAAATATGCCAAGTGCGATACCGTTAATATACAGTACAACATCGGGACGTTTTCTCGTTACCTTATCAAAGCGCAGAACAGACACTTCTTCCGCAACATAGAAATCATTGCTGTCAATATCGTCCCAATTTATATAGTGTACTGTCTGGCGGCGGCCACGCTCATCCTTCGCTCCCTGTCGTCCATAACGGAGCAGGGAATATACGCCTCGGTTAATTTGATAGAGCGTATCGACCTGATTATTCACTTTGCTCAAGAGTTCACTGATAGCAGTTTTGATCTGGTCATCACTGTACCCACGCTTTTTCAGATTGGCTTTCAGCAAATCTTCCTTGACAGGTGTGTTGTCGATATCTTCAAGGTTTCCAAGATAAGTATAACCGAGGTCATCCACCAACCAATGCAGGACTCTTTTTTGTAATTTTTTCTCCGCATCTACAGTTGCCATCTTGCGCCTCCTTACTTAGTCAAACGGACGCGACCTGTCAGCAGGTCATTCATTGCGCCCTCTCTGATTTGAATCATTTTTTCTCGCTCTGTTTCCAGATCTCGTATTTCTTCATCCATTGGTAAGCGAAAAATAGATCCGAACCTACGCAAGAAAAGAAGAAGGCGGTATAATGAAGGAGGGATGAAGAAAAACGGA